CGATACCCCCGAACGTAACAACCCGAAAGGTACAGAAAATGACAGTTAAAGTAGAGTCGACATGGGCTGGCGGCGCTTCGTTGTTTTTCACGTTGACCATCCCCGACGGCCGGCGGTTTCGAGTCAACGCGGGCGCGTTGGGAGATTGGAGTCGCGACGTTGCAAGCCGCGCCCGCAGATTGCTTGAAATGGAAACCGGCCTATCGCGGTCGCGCTTTCGATTCGTCCACAAATAGACCCCCGAACGTAACAAACCCGAACGAAAGGAACCCCGAACGTGGAAACCATAACCCGAACGAAAGACTTGTTAGTGTGGGCGTTTCGCGCCGTCGGTTGCTCCCCGGCAATCGACCGCGAGACGGTCGCCGGAATTGAATACTTGCGGTGCGAACTATTTCACGACGGCCGGCGCCGGCCCGTATGGTTTCGCGCCGGCGCGGCAATCGTGGCCGGCGGCGTCGGGCCGCTGGCGTTGCAATGCAACGGGCCGGGGGTTGCCGTTATGGCGCGCCGGCACGCGAACGGGATGGCGGCCGCAACCGGCCGCGGCCCGCGCTACTGTGAAGTAACCGGGCAGGAAACCTATTGACCCCCCGAACGTGGAAACGGGCCGGCGCGTTGCCGGCCCCCGAACGGCGAAACGATTGGAAACGAAAGGGCAGAATCATGGCGAAGATTGTGGACGGTACAACATATCACGACGATACCCCCGCGGCGGTCGTGGCAATCCTTGAACGCTGCCGCACCGCGCGGCCCCGCACCCGTATTCGGGTCTGCTATGGGGAGACTAGCGTCCCCAACGCGGGGCAGGATTGGGGGGAGACTTGTGACGTGGCCGGGTACGTTGGCCGGTCGTGCGGGCCGGTGAAAATCCCGCTACTGATTCACAACGCGCGCAGCATTGGCGGCGGCGGAATTCTTGACCATTGCATTGTGGCAATCCGCGAGTCTCGCGGCGGCCGCGAATTGTACCGGCACCCGAACTATCGGCCGCCGGTTGCGGTCGCCGCCGCCGCCCAATAACCCTACCGAAACCGACACTACCCCCGAACGTGGAAACCCCGACTATGGAAACCCAAAAGCACAAGGAAGCCGCGGCGGCGCTTGGCCTTGAATGGCAAACCGTGCGCGAGATTTACAGCGAAATTCGGGCGATGGCGGCGGCCGGAATAGCAGACCGGATAGAGTCGCGGCGGATTGCGTTCGCGGCGCTCGGCGCCCGCAATGGCGGCGCGTTTCAATTAGCGCACCGGCACGCCACGACGGTAGGGGATCGTAGCAACGTCAAGGGCTTCGATGATGCCGCGCGGGAGTTGGTCGAAACGGAGTTGCCGGAGTTGGGCCGGGACGATCCATCGGCCGCATTGTGGGAACTAATCACGACGCCGCCGCCGGCCATGCCCCCGGCCGACGAAACGATGGCGGCGGCGATTGAGCGGGCCGCCGCCGAAAAACCGGCCGCCCCCGTATCGCCGGATGAATTGCTAGCGCTCCCGGCGGCGGCGCTCATTGCGGACGTGACAGAACAATGGCTGCGCCGGCTTGTGCTGGCCGGCAAGGTGGCCGGGTTCCGCGTTGGCCGGCACTACCTTGTGCCACGGGCCGCGGCGGAAGCCTTCCGCCGGCACCCGACGGCCGGGCGGCCCCGTCGAGAGGCGGCGCCGTTCTAGGCCACAAGTAAATACAACCCGAAACCGCCGCGGGCAATCGGCGGGGAAGCGACTGAACGGAGCGAAAGCAATGAAGCCCCCAAAGACAAACGAACGAAACCTAGACCGCGCCATCGGCCAAATAACGCGGGCCGGGTTTGTGTGTGCCGCGGTCGAAAAGGTGCCCGGCCCGATTAGCAAGAGCGGCGCGGCAACGTCCATCCCGACGGTCTACGCCATCACTGACCCGCATGGCGCAACGGTGCGAATGACGCGAAGCGAAGTTGTGCGGTTTGCGTGGCTTTCAAACTGACCCCCGAACGTGGAAACCGTAGTCGGCGCGTTGCCGGCTACCCCGAACGTAGAAACCCAAAGAAAAGGAAACCAAAAGATGAAAACGGCAAGCGACGTGATTAACGAGTTGAGCATCAGCATGGTGGCGAAGTTTGTTCCGCGCGAGACTCCGGCCAAGGAATCGCCGCGTCTTCAGTGGCGCATATCCCTCCGGCGGAACGGGCGGGAGTTTCATGCCGTGGACTATTCCGCCGGGTGTGCGCACTCGCCGGAATACAAGAAAAGCGGCGGCAGCGTGACGCGGCCGGTTGTGCTGGAGTGCGAGACGGGGATTGTGTACGGCACCGTCGGGCGGCCCGTGCCGGCCCCCGACGTGGCCGACGTGGTGGCGTCCATCTTGCTCGACGCCAGCAACACCGACGAGCGTTTCGAGGATTGGGCCGCGAACTACGGCTACGACCCCGATAGCCGCACGGCGGAAAGAATGTTCAACGCTTGCCGCGAAACGGCGGCGGCGCTTCGCCGCACGTTCACGGCCGACGAGTTGGCGGCCCTGGAGGCGGCTTTTATTGACTACTGACCGCGATACTGTGGCGGGGGTCGGCGCGTTGCCGGCCCCCCGTGGATGGAAACGATAACCCGGAACGAGGAAACGCGACCATGAAATTCAAGAGAAACGGGAAGGGCAGGACTATCGACGTGACGGAGATTCCGCTTCACGTTGCCGGCATCACGACCGCGGGCGACACCATGACAGTCAAAGTGTCATACGAGGGCGATTCATCGGGCCGCGTGGGCCATACGCTGGACAACGCCGTGATGCCGCTGATTGAGGCGGCGCCGGAGTTGCTCTCGTCGCTCCGGCTGGCGGTGCTGGCGCTCAAGGCGCACGGAGTCGATGAGTCGATGGCGGGAGAGTTTGAGATGCTTGAGGCCGCCATCGCCAAGGCCGAGGGCCGTGCCTAGTCGGCACGCCCGCAACCCCCGAACGTGGCAACACGCGGGGGCGACGGGCGGGCCGCCAGTGTGGCGACCCGGAACGTGGAAACGAAAGGAAGGCAACCATGATCGCGACCGTGCTGGCCTGGAAGAAACTGAACCCCGACGAGTTTCTCGTCACGTTCGCGTGCGGGAACTGTGGGGCCGCTGCAACGTGGAGCGGCGAGGACGTGAACGTGGCCGATAGCGTGCCATTTTGCTGCGAGTGTGAGCAACCGATGTCGCTTGCGAGTGTGTGCGTGAGGCAGTAAGCGGCCGGCGCGTGCCCGGCCCTGGAGCGTGGAAACCAGAAACGAGAGGAACGATCCGATGAGCCTTGTGACCGACCCCCGCCCGACGATTGCCGCGTTCGCCCTGGTAACGGCGGCCGGCTGGACTGCGGCCCCGGCCGTGCCAACGACCGCCGAGGTGATGCTGTCCAGAATCGTGGAGGCCGACGCCGCCGCGATGGAGGCGGACGACCTCGTGAACCTGGGCATGATCGCGCACGACCGATATGAGGCGGCGGCGCAGGCCCGCGACGAGGCGATTGAGGCGGCCGCGGAGTTTTTGCGGAGGGCTGCCCGATGACCCCGACCGTGGCAACGGAATACCGCATCTCCCCGCGGGTCGTGCTGCGGCCCGGCGACCGCTTCAAAGCGACCGGCGGCCCGTACTACCGGCTGGCCGACGGCACGAGGGTGAGCATGGCCGCCCGCGGCACGTTCGTCCTCCTGGCGGTCGAGCAGCGGCGGGGTCGCGTGACGCTCCTGGCCTACGGCCGGGACGGCTACGCGGCCCTCCACGTCGCCGGCCGCCGCCGGTCGCGGGTGCCGGGCCTCGTGGCCCGTCCGTACCGGGTCAAAAGGGCTGGCGCAGGGAGGAAAAGCAGAAGGCTTGACCCTGGCAGTGCCGATGCTTAAAGTTGACTACTGACCAAGACACAGGCAGGGGCAACGTAGCCCCGAACGTGGAAACGACAACCCCGAGAGAGGAAACGAGACGATGAACTCCAACGAAGTATTCGACGCGATGGACGATGAGGCTCGCCGCCGAGATCAGTGAGACTGCCCAAACCCCAGCCGGCCCCGGCCGGCGAAACCAGAGGAGAGAACGATGCAGACGAATGAACAAAAGGCCCGCGACTACGCCGCCGCCCGCGAGTTGCCGCTTATCAGCGTAGGGATGCCGGAAGACAGCGTGAGCGTGAACGGGCAGCAGACTCCGATCCAAGGCACCACAGGCTGCCGCCTGTCCGTAGTGAACTGGCTGCGGTCGGAAGGTTGGGGTCAACTCGACGAGATCGTCGAGGACGATGGTCAGATCGGCCGCGTGACCTGGACGCAACACGACGACGGCACCTGCGAGGCGACGAGCATCGAGTGGTCGGAGATCGCCTGACGGCCCGCCCGCAACCCCCGGCCGGCGAAACGCTGACGGGGGCGACGAGCGGGCCGCCACCGCGGCGGCCTGGAACGTGGGAACCTAGAGACGAGGAGAGGACGATGACCATCGATGAGAGACTGCGAGAGATTGACGATCACGCCCCATACATCGCAGCCCTGGAGGCCGCCGGCCTTGGAGGGATGCTTGGCGGTCAGTGGTCGTGCGAGGATCGCGAGGAGTGCGACACGGCGTGGATGCTGCGCGTCGTTGAAATTCAGACCGGAGAGGAGCCGGTCGCGCTTGGTGAGGCAATTAGCCTGCTGCGAAGCGGGCACGCTCCACGCGGGGCTACACCGTACCCCTGGACGGCCGAGAGGCTGCTAGAGATTCGCCGCCGAGATCAGTGAGACTGCCCAAACCCCAGCCGGCCCCGGCCGGCGAAACCAGAGGAGAGAACGATGGCAAAGAAGGTAGCAAAAAAGAAAACGGTAGCGAAGAAGGCCGACAAGGCCGCCGATGTCCTGCCGGGGATGCCCGGCAAGTTTGTGGTGATCGGTCTTGGAAGCAAGCAGAACGAGGCGATGGCGGCGGCGATCCGAAGAAAACTTGCCGGCAACTGACGGCCCGCCCCTGACCCCCGAACGCGGAAACGCGCGGGGGCATGGAGCGGGCCGCCACCGCGGCGGCCTGGAACGCGGAAACCTAGAGACGAGGAGATCACGATGACATACGCCAAATGCAACGTGTTGGATCACACGGTCGAGTTCAAACTGATCCCGACCAGCGGCTACATCTCCGTTGGCGTGGACGGGAAACTGATCGGCAATCATCAGACCGTCAGGCTGGCAATGTTTGAGGCGGCCGAGCATGTGCGACTCATGGCAAACGAGCGCACGCGGCCGACGATCCCCGAGGAGACTTGGCAGGCAGTCGAGCAGTGGGCGACCATCAACGGATGACGCAGGAACGAGACAATTAGCGACCGATTACCCAGCCGGCCCCGGCCGGCGAAACCAGAGGAGAGAACGATGAAGACGGCGACGAAGAAAACGCACGGCGTGATCGTCACGGCCGGCAAGACGCACAGGACGAAAACGATCTGGAACCGCGGGCATCGCATGGTGACGTACCGCCGGCAGCCGCTGCGAATCCGGTTCAAGTCGAGGATGGTCAACGACGCGAACCAGAACCTCTGCGGCGGATGGTTCATGGACGGTGCTACGGGCGACGATATCAACCGGCAGATCGAAAAGCAGTTGATCGCGGGCCGCAAGCCGCTGGGCGTCATGGTGTTTTGGGACGAGGACGCGACCGCGGCGAAGGAGTGCGTGACGCGGCTCAAGGCCGCCGGCCTCGTGGTGCGGACGCTGCGAGGGTGGCGGTCAGGCCAGCAGTTCGTGGAAGCCTGCCACGACATTCGCGTGGGTGAGATTGGCGACCTGGGCGACCTCGTGAGCGACTACATCGAAAGCGGCGCTTTTGGTGACGCGGACGTGGACGGGCTGTGCAAAGAGTTCGCCATCTATTCGCGACGGAAACTCAAGTCGTTCCTGAGAGGCAACTGGGACATTCCAGAGTGCCCGGCCTGGGTGACGGGCCTCATCCTGGGCTACCCGGTCGAGAACACGATCAGCCTTTACGCCAACGCGATTTCGTGAAACACACGTCCCGGCGGGCCGCCGCAGCCCCCGGTGCGCAACAACCCAGTGCGGCGGAACGAGAACATAGCAATGGAGAAAATCAACCTGGGCGATTACATGACGGTGGCCGAGGCCCGCGATGCCATCGGGGCCAGCCCCCGCGGCATCTGGAGAGCGATCAACCGGGCCGGCAGGGACAAGGTCTGCATCCGGTTCCTCGACCGGACGCTTGTCAAGAAGACGGCGCTGGCGGCGCTCAAGGAGCACTACTATCCGTACTACTCCGAGGCGCATCAGAGTAAGGTAAGGGAGTGGGGGAGCCGCGGAGGCAAGGCCAAGGCGGCGGCGAAGAAGGCGGTCAAGAAAACCAAACCCAGGAGCACCCGACCGTGACAACGAACCGACTCTCGCCCTACGAGGCAGGCTGGCTGACCATGCTGGTAGAGCAGGGGATATGCACGAGGGGGGACGCCCAGGCTGCCATGAACCGCGTGGCCCAGGCTGCCATCGATGAACTGAACGCCCGCCGCGAAGCGGAGAAGTACGTTCGCAAGAAGAAGCGGAAAAAACGCGAGGACGAGTAGGCTACCGGCCGATACACTACCTAGCAACAAACAAGGAGGACATGATGGAACTGCACGATGGAGACGATGTGTGGCTGGCGTTTGCGGTCGCGGAGTGCGACGGTACGGCCAAGGTTTTCGTGAACACGGCGACAGTGCTGTCAGCAGAGCACCGGATCGTGAAAATCTTGGGAGCCGCAAGGGCACTCAATTCGTTTGAGCGCGTTTGCGAGTGCGAGGCCGAGGCGTGGCAGGCGTGCGCGGCGATCTTGGCCGGGTTCGTGGGCACGATCAACGCGAAAATTGACGAGTGCGGCAGAAAGGCAGCACAATTGCAAGTCGGCAAGGCGGTGCCGCAATGAACTGGAACGACCTAGTTCGCGGGATGCTGCTCGTGCGGCTGGGCCAGGAACTGGGCACCGACAGTCCGCTGGCCCGGTCGATTCACGGGCTGATCGATGCTTTTTTGCAGTCGATACAGTGACCCCCGGAGCGTGGAAACGATGAACGTCGATGACCTGTGCAGCATTAGCGAGGCGGCCGAGGCCGTCGGGGTGAGCGAAAGCACCATGCGGAGGCTCGTGCAGTCGCTGGGCGTCGGCGTGGTCGTGGCCGGCAGGACGCTCGTGCCTCGCAAGAGGTTCGACACGTTGCGGACAAACCGCAAGCGGATCGGGAATCCCAGGTGGATCGAAAGCGGCGAGGAGGCCGCGGCAGCCGCGATCAAGGCGGTCAAGAGCCGTGAACGCCGGAAGCGGCGTGCCGCCGCGAGTGGCAAGGCAGGCACAGCAGGCGCAAATTAGACAGCGAGTCGCTGCCGCCGGCAGCCTTCTCGTGAATGTGGTCGATCTGCGCCTTCTCGCGGACGATCATGCCGCAGAGTTGGCATTGACCCCCGTCCCGCGCAATGACCGCGAGCCTCGTGCGCTGCCACGCGGCAGACCCGTACCCGCGGGCCGTCGAGGACGGGCGGGCCTCACGCGGACGAGCCAGCCACTTCGGGCGGAACGTCGGGATTTTTCGCGGCATACTGCCAACCTGTCATGAGGACACGATGGGCGTGGCGGGTTTTCCACCATTCCCACACAGCCTTCGCCACCAAGTTCGCGAGGACGGAGATCAGCAGGAGCGCGACCACACTGCCGTATTTCTTGCGGCAGCGCATCCGCAGTCGCGCCGCCAGCACTTCCTCCATGCGTTCGGGAGTGGCGTCGAGCGGATAGTCCTCGACCGCCATCTCGACCAGTTGGTCGCGGAGGCCGCCGTGAATTGCCAGCCGCAGGCCGCCGCGCTTCGAGACGAATTCCTTCAGCGAGCCGTACTTGTTTTGGTCGGACATTTGCCGTCCTTGCATGTTGGCGTCACGAGCACGCTCTTGGGCACCTTCCCCGTTCCGCCGCAATCCTGACAGGTCATGCGCACGACTCCGTCACCAACGACTCCGGTTCCGCGGCACGTTGGGCATGTGTCCCCAGGCTTCGGAGCCGGGGCCGGCGGCGAGGGGGCCGGCGCGGCCATGATCGAATACAGCCCCGTCGGCGCCACGAACGCCTGAATGTCATCGACGGTGGGCGCCGGCGAGCAGGCCAGCGGTAGGGAAATGACGGCCAGCACGCCGCAGCACGCCAGCGCGTCGAGTATTGCGAGTCGCATCAGATATGCCCCGTAGCGCCAAACGTGGTGTGCTTGCGGCGAGGCCAGCCGGCAACGCTCGACAGGGCGATGCACGAGCAGCGGTCAATCGTGTCGGCCAACGCCCAAAACGAACCCTCTGGAATGTCGATGTCCGTTCCGCGGACGCGACGAGGGCCGCGGTTCCACTTGTTCCACGAGTTGTTCCAAAGCACGAGCGACTGCCCGTACCTCTTCACGGTATCCGGCCGGTCGTCATATCCAAGCCAGGATTCCGCGTGCGACCAACGAGTGTTCTGGTCTGCCACGCCGTCCTCGTTGCGGGTGCTTGAGAACCCCAGCGACGAGCAGTTGAACACGCCGTACCCGGCGGCCAGGAAGTCGCGGACTTGCTCGCGGCCCTTGAGGAACGTGGCCGTGCGAGCGACGTGCTGCTTCGACTCCGCGATCCACTCGGCGCCGGGCGCGCGGGAGCCGCCAAGCCGCAGCGTGGCTGTGGTGTAGTTGGTCAGGTCGATCTTGAGGTCGGGGTAGGGCTTGCGGAGCAGGAAGCCCTTCTCGCAGGCGACCTTGGCGGCCTCGCTGCACACCCACCCGTCGCCGTCATACCCTCGCCACGCCCACAGGCTCTCGCTGGCAATTACAGAGTTGCGGACGCCCTCCGGCGGAAGGTCGGGAGCCACCTCAACGTGGCCCGATACCTCGTCGGGAAGGCCGTTCGCGATCTCCATGCCCAACGACGTGAGCAGGCAGTTCGCGCTTGCCTTCGACACGCAGTCGCCAGTGAGTTGCGCTGGCCCAGGCCAGCAGCCGGGGAACACCTTCATCACCGCAGGGAACAGGAGCGTCAGTTTTCCGGCCCCGGCCCCGGCGAATTCCCACTCGTGGGCTACGTCCTCGCCGGCAGGGTTGCCGCCGCCGCGAATGATGTAGTCGGCAAAAATCTCGTCGGAGCGAGGGTTCTTTCGGCAGCCGACGAGGCCGGCGCCGTAAGCCGAACTGGGATCAAAGTCACTCGCCATGAATCGTGAACGTCCATGAGAGGACACCGCAGGCCGCGACCATCTTTCCGCGAGCGTCGGCGTCGAGCGTCTTGATGTCGGCGCCGTTCGCAGCCACAAACACCTCGTCAATCGCCGGCCCCAGGCCGTCGTACTTCCCCACGTCTTTCCGGTCGATGGCGAGGTCGAGGCTGCCGGCGTGGAACGCTTCAAACTTGTTCGTGTCGGTGATGATCGGAGTCGGACGGTCGCCGTCGCGTAAAAGCACGAAGGCGATGGCCTCGTAGAAGTTCGCGAGATAGGCACGGTCGCGCGGCGTCATCTTGCTCGCGATGGGCCGCAGGCTTGAGGCCCACTTAAGCGACTCCGGCGGCGGGGCGGGCGCGAGAACCTTGGCCGGCGAGGGCGGCCACTCCATCTCCAGAACGGCACCCTTCCAAGCGAAGAACAGCAGCATGGCGGCCACGATGTAGCGGGGCTTCACTGGTCTGACCCTTGGACGAGGGCGTGAGTGATCGCTTCGATGGCCTTGCCGGCCTCGTCGCTGACGCCGCCCGTTTCCACGAGCCGGGCACGCACGCTCGCCAAGGCGACCATCGCGGCTTGGTAGGTCACGCCGGTACGAGCCGGGACGGCTGGTACAGGCAGCCGCTTGAGGAGCGGGGCGACCTTCGGCCACAGCCCAACCAGGGCGGCGGCTCCGGTGCCAAGGACGCCGATGGCGATGGAATCGATGGTCACTTGCGGCCCTCCAGCACAATCACAACCCAATCGAAGGCCGCCTTGCCTTCAGGAGTCTTCAAGATGGCCTCGACGTGGTCGAGGGCTTCGTCATCCAGTTCGGTGCTCGACTTGCCTGCGGCCCACTTGAGGGCTTCGCAGATGGCGACGGCACGAGCGTGCGGGTCGGCGGCCTCCCCGATGGCCTGGAGGCGGCCGATCAGCGGCGCCCACTCCGCGAACATCTTGAGTTTGTCGAGCAGTGGCATCCCGGCCCCGTAGACTTCATTTTCGTCCATTGCGATCCTCCTTGTGGCGGTTCAGAAACCGCTGGTACTCCAGGCTTGCGGTTCGGGCCTCGCTGGTCAGGCAGCCCCGGCAGTAGGGCGTGTCGCGGACGCTGGCGAACAGCGGTGGGCTGTCGTCCCCGTGACGAGGAAAGTCCCTCTGGTCGATTTCGTCGTCGTCAATCTGTGCCATGTACGACGAAATTCATTAGGTCATAGCAGTCAGAAAACGCGGCCTCCACGATCTCCTTGGCCTCCGTCCGACTCATGGCGCGGTCAAACTTCCACAACTCGTCCGATGTCACGTCGTCACCCTGCCTCACCATGAGGCGGGCTTCCCGCGGCGCCACCAGTAGTCGTATTTCGGCCAGCATCCATGTCGCACTCGGTAGCCATATCCATCCTAGCACGCCACGACCCAGCAAGGCGGGCTTCCCGCTCGGCCGGAGCCCATCCAGCGCGAACTTTGGCGGCCTCTCGGCGTATCTCGTCGCGAGTCGGCAGATACACGTCTGACTCAAGCCGGGCAGGCAGGCCCAGGCTGGCGGCGGCGGCCTGCAACTGGGCCGACGTGAAGCCCATCTCCTCCGCGATCTCCTCCATCGTGAGTTCCCCTTTCCATAGGTGGCGTATAGCCCGCTTCTGGTTGGGGGTAAGCATCATGGTAGGATCGCGACGTATCTGCTCCCTGGATTCAGGTAGAGTTGAAACCCCGCAGCCCGCATGTTTTTGTGCAACAAAACGTGCTCGCAATCCCCGCCGTCGTAGCGGACGCCCGGCGCGTAGAACGCATCGGCGGCGTAGACACAGAGGCCGCCGAACGCCGAATTCATGGGGATTGGCGGCGAAGCGACCGGCGGCATGAGCATGTGAAACCAGAGCATCCCGCCCGGCTTGTCTCGACGGTCTTCCCAAAAATTGAGCCGCGCCGCCCAGGCGTCGTATTGGGCGATGCCGATCGTTTCCTCATCGTCCCGCTGCATGAATAGTGACAGGCTCGCCATCGCCCCCGGCACCACCGAACGGCACACGCTGGATCGCAAATCGCACAATCGACCGATAGAGTTCAAAATGCCGACGGTGCTGAACCCGCCGTGCGGGTCGAGGTCGAGCACGATGACGTAGTCGGCGTCGGGATGGTTGCGGAACGCCCAATCGCGGCATCGGTTGCGATATTCTGCCAGCCGCACCGTTCGTTCTGGCTCAAACCCACGCACGTCAGGCCGGTTCAGCGTGGCGTGCTCGGTCGTGACCCACGGCCGCGTGGCAGCGAAGGCTTTGAGCACCTCGCCGGTGCCGTCCGTCGAATCGTTCTCGTACACATAGACCGCCGACTCTCCGAACATGGCGGCCGCCTCCTCGACCAACTCCAGCGTGTTGGTCAAATACGGCATCGCATCACGAGCGATGGACAGGAACACCGCTTTCGTGCGATTGGCCGTGTCCAGGCCGACAACGGAGTGCTTGCGGTACTCCTCGTCGTATTCCGGCTCGACGTGCCACAGGTCTTCTGGACGCCTCATTCGTCGCCCTCGACGGGTAGCGAATCAATGGCTGGCGCGAACACCCAAAAGTGCTGCGGGTGCGCGTCGGCGTGGGGGTGCTTCATCAGTCGCACTCCGTCCCGGCCCAGCCGCTCCAACTGCTCTCCCACGGCCTGCTGCGTGTCGTGAATCTCGATGAGGAACCGCGTGCCGATGAAGTCCTCCGGGGTGGCCCCTGCCAGGACAGTCGCCTCGGCGCCCTCCACGTCGATCTTGACGAAGTCGATCTCGTCGGTGCCGAAATACTGCTTGCACACGCCGCGAAGGGCATCGAGCGGCAGCGTCGTCACGCTGACGGTCTGCGCGACTGGCGCATCCTCCTGCCCCCCTGCCCCGATGGGGTGGTCGGCAAGCAGCGAGGACTGCCGCGTGTCCGGTCGAAGATGGAAGTCGGCAACGGCGTGCTTCTCGCCGGCCGCGACCATCATGTGGTGGACGTTGCTTGGCAGCCCGTTCAGCAGTTCGCCGTATGCCCGCGGGTCAGGCTCAATGGCAAGGACGTGATCGAACCGCTCGGCCAGCCAGCGAGTCCACTCGCCAGTGTTCGCGCCGATGTCGATTGCCACGCGGCAGCGACCGGCGACCGCACGATCCGCGAACTCGGCCAGAAATTCTTCTTCCATCACTTTGCCTCGCACTGTGAAAGAAACGCTCGCACGTCCCCCGCGGAGCAACACACCGCGGTGTCGCACCCTGCGTCAGCCAACTGACGCAGACGGTGCTGTTGAATCTTTGTTGGGTGCTCCCCAGGCCGCTTGAATTCCATCCACGCCGCTCGCCCGTTCTTGATCGCCAGCACGTCGGGCAACCCCGTCATCTGATACGCGCCGCCGTGCAACTTGATCGCGAACCACCCCATCTCCTTGGCCGCCGCCATTCCCTTG